GCGGTCCATTGTCATACATCAGGTGAACAAAACTTGGGTAGTCAAGACCTGTGTAGAGGCATGTTTTCAAGTTGTACTGATGTGCGATTTCGCATGCTTTCAGTAGTTCGATTTTGTTCTGGTCGCCGCCCATAAAACACACGCAGGTAATCATGGACCGGTATTTATTGATGACCGATGGGAGATTCTCCAGCAATGGGTTGCCGCTATACTCCCATAAAAATTTGGAGTGGCAGTCAGGGCAGTGATGCGGACAGCCTGTAATATCAAACACAAGGCTTATCTCTCCGGGAACTTCTTGGAATGTTACATCATAGTGACTATACAGAAGCGGTTTGCAATCAGTCTGCATAATAGCGCTTCGCTGCCTCCTTTTGACGGGCTTCAGAGAAGCTGGATACGCGCTTGAGATAACCAATGACACGGGTTGCATAGTCCAGGTTCTCACTGCCGCACTTAGGGCATTTACGCAGGTGGTGTTTAGAAATGTGTCCGCAGTCATTGCAGATGGTATTCGGCACATTCACCGTCCAGTAGGGGCACCCAGTCTTGATAGCCACATTCATCAGTTTGCAGTACTGCTCCTTATCCAAATGTTCTTCCAGATTCAGATGCAGAGCGCTGCCGCCGTCCAGATATTGCGTCATTTTGGAGCCGTGAAGCATGAATTTATCAAGCGGCTTGGTAGGATCTTCGACAACATAGAAGTAACTGTTGTAGCAGTCACGCGGAACTACAAAGCCATCCTGCTTATCCCATTTTGCGTTCTTGACACCAAGGTTTTCAGCGGGGACATATTCTGTGTTAAACATAATGCCGTCAGAGCGATCTGCCTTGTTCTCGTCATAGATGACCTTGAGCACTTTGTTCGTAAAATCAACATAGTTTTGGTCGTCCGGGGAGATGGTGTAGCCAAGGAATTCACAGCCCTCAACAAAGCCGTTAATGCCAATGGTCAGGAACTGCTTATCCAAAGAGATATATCCGGCATCGTAGATAGGGAGCAGCTTTGCATTGAACTCGTCTTTCAAAATTGCGTTCCATGCCTTGAGGTAAACATGGATGTCTTTGACTTGTTCACGAACGGCCTCGCAAATATCACGGCCATTGGCAACAGCAGTCTGGATTAGGCGATTCATATTGATGGTGATAACACCCTTAGACCCAGTAGCCACGCCGCCAGCACCAAGAGTATAACTGAAGGTATTGTCGCTCATTTCATTGCGCAAACGGCAGCAGGATGCCAGAGAGTCCACACTGTTGGAACGATAGATAAAGAAGCTATGGCCTTTAGAAAGCATTTCGGCAGCATTGTCAGCCCATTCCTTATCGACATAATCAGTGCCATCATCCAGCAGGTTCAGCGTCTCGACAGGGAAGGTGAGAATCTTCTTCAGACGCTCCTGATTCAGCCATTCCATAAAGCGCTTTTGCAGCCAGGATACAGACTCCCACTGCATTTCTGTGCCATCAGGAAATACGAAATCAGAGAACATGCCCTCAAAATACGGCTTGTCGAAGTATGCGCAGTTCCAGAAGATGGACTGGAAATTACGAGCAGCGGCAGGCTGATTCAGAGAATAGACAACCTGCTCAAACTGGTCAGTAATAACCTTGTCGATGGTGCGATGACGGCTGGAAAGATCAACTACCTTATCAGCGTGCAGGTAATAATCATCGCCATAGTCCTTGCGGATAAAGTAATCAAGATAAGGGATAAACTCAGGGGTGGCAACTGCACCGGCAAACTGAGATGCAATGGCAAAGCACAGGTTGATAAATTCACCGCAGAAGGAATCAAGGTTGTGAGGAGCAGATGAACCGCCGCCGATGCTTTCCAGACCATTGAACAGGAACGGGTACATGGTAATGGAGACGCAGTACGGCAGGCACGGATTTGTTTCGTCATGGCGGTAAATAAAATGGTGGTCAAGCTGGTAAATGTACTTGTCGGCATACTCCTGACCGTACAGCTCTTTGATTTTTTGCCACATACGCAGACGGTTGATGCCGATACCATCCTTTTTATAAAGTTCACCAGTCAAAGTGGTGACATTCTTGCATTCCACATTCGCGTTCGCATCAACCTTACTGCCAGTGGCTGCGTTGCTGGATGCGGCATACTCCTTGATAAAATCAAGATACGGCTGATATTTTTCATATTGTTCGATAGCCATTACATACCTCCTACAATTTTAATTGCTTCTTTGAATCCATACTGCTGTTCGCCCACCTGCAGAACAGGCATCATATCCATGCCCATTTCAAGCATTTTCTGTACATCGGTAAACTCCGTATAGTGAATGCCCTTTTCCTGCAGTTTGTTTGCCAGAATCAGACAGCGCGGACAATGCGTGGTGTAGAGAATTACATTTTCCATAAACCCTCCTTGTAAATAAACAATTTTTCTGTTGCTGCTTGGCGGCTGTTCTTATCGAGTGTGACTGTGACAGCGCGGACAATGGGTTGTATACATAATGATGTTCATTCGGCATCTCCCTTCAATGTGGCGGCTGGAGCATCACGAGAGGTGAGGATGGTGTCATCAGAGATATACTTGCTGTAATCAAACTGCGGAGTTGTACGATATGTAACGGCATCAGCAGCCTGAGCGAAGGCAGAGGAGCTTGAAGCGTTTGCTTTTTCTTTGGCCTTATCCAGCTCCATGACAGTGAGGACGCAGTAATTGGCAAGATCCAACAGAGTATCGCGCAGAGATTCATTGACCTTGGCGGGGGTACCCTTGATAAGATTCATGAAGCGGTGGTACTTATGGGAGATCTGGACAGCGGCGGTGATGATGCCGTTATCGCCAAACTCCTGATAGAGCTGGGAGAAGGAATTGCCGTAATCTGCGTTTTTGGATTTGAAGGTATCGCACATTTCAACCTGGATGCGACCAAAGCGCTGAACATCATTCATGAAGTAACCTCCTTATAGATACATAAAAAATTTAATTAGCCAGCCGGCAAAGAGGGCGACCAACGCGGGCGGGCAGAGACCGGCAAGAGTGCCGAGGAAAACACACAAGCCGTCCGGCAGAGACCAGGAATCAAAGCAGCTGGACTTGCCGTCAATGACGTTTTGAACATCATTCTGCAGGGGGATTTTGTGGGGGATGCCGGTGGTATCAACGATGAATTCAAGAGCCAGGCCGATGCCGGCTGCATGAAAGACGCCGATGGTAGGGATGGGACCAATGGCTAAAAACCAGTTCCAAAGTTTGGATGCGGCGAACCCCCAGACGGGGATATGCAAAGCCCAGGCAGCAACGGCGCAGGCGTTAAGCTTTACAGCGCGGGTGGAATCAGTGAGGACTTTATGGACAACTTCGGACAAGTCCCGAAGAGCAGTTTCATCGTCTTCCACCTGGTTGATATGTAACTCGTAAGTTTTGAGGAGCTTGCGGATTTCTTCTTGGGTCATTCGGACGCCTCGATATCATTGAAAATTTCAGGGTAGACAGCCTGCAGCTCCTTGAGGACAGGAATCATGAGGGCGCGGATAGCGGGGTGGGCATCCTTGGCAGTGCGAAGGCGAAGGACTTCATGCCATTCGCGCAGGTTCCATGTGCAAACGATCTCGGTTTTAAGGCAAAGAGGCAGGACATCGCGGGCTTCTTCCGGGGTGGCACCAGCATTCAACATGTCACGATAGCCTGTTTCAGCAAAGCCACAATAGTTTTTCCAGGAAATGCGTTTCCTGCCGGTATAGCCATGGTCAATAACTGTGATTTCATTGCCGAACTTATCTTTGTTGTAATTGCAGTAGCGGGTGGATTCCTGGGCATAGGAGCCGATACGGTGACGGACGATCTCGTTGGCAACGCCGCGGTCGGTGATGAATTTAATGGTCAGGCTGATATGCTCGATCATGGCGTAATGATGATTTTTACAGAGCATGGCGACCATTTTGGAATCACTGCCGGGCTTGATAGCATCCTCGCTTTGATAGCAGGTGCGGGCGATGCGCTCGATACGCTGCATGGTGACATCACGGTTGAGCGGGGTGATCCATTCGTGGGATTGAGGGATAATTTTCATTCTGTGGGTGCCTCCTGTAAGATGACGCAGTTGGATGGGTAGAGAAGGATATAATCTTTCTCCCAGGCATAACCGCGGTAGGTAGGGTTGGAAACTTTGACGCGGCAAGAAGTGAAACCGATTACAACATAAGTGTTCCAGTTGATGCCGCTGTTTTTATCCGTCTGCGCATAGGCAACGGTATCACCGACATGGATTTCGCGGCCAATGGCATCGGTAATTGGTTCAGTCATGGGCGGCCTCCTGTTCGGGTTCGCGCTGCTTGATAAGATGGCCGATCCAGAACAAGCGCTTAGGGGTGACGGGATCTTCTTTCAGGCAGGCAAGAGTGTGATTTTTGCGGAAACGAGGTTCAAACTCCAGAGTAAAAACGGTATCCGCATTGGAAAGAATGAAATCTTTATAGTCCTGGCGAAGGATAGGCCAATCGGGATCGTTTTGGATAGCGGTAAGATCAAATTTGACTTTATCACCATCTTTGTAATCCAGGATATTGCCGGTGTTCTGATAGAGCCAGGCGATGGCTTTGCCGTTGCGCTTGATGTTGACGGCGTTTGCGATTGCTTTGTTTTTGATAAGATCACCTGCTTTGGTAAGAGTGAAAAGGTTGGCGGGCATTGAACGCTGCACGCTGGGCGGGTGTTAGATCATTGATGTTATAGGTAATGATGAGAGCGGAACATTTGGAAGCATAACTGCGGCAGATAGATTCAAGCTCTGCCTTGGCACGCTCTTTGCGGTGGAGTTCACGGGTAGTATTCATGGGGGCGGTGGATCAACTCCTTTAACGAGAAGATAGGTTTTGCCCTGGAGGGCGGCCGGAAGAAAGACCAGGCGGCCGGCAGCGAGGACGAAGCAGCCGATTTGAAGGCGGGTGACGACCTGGTAGCTGCGGTGGGCACGGAGCAGGGGAGAGGCGGATGGATAATTGGAGAATAGGACGGCTTGCATCATGGCTGAACCCCCTCCAGGTGCTGTTTCATTTCGCGGTAGAGGATATCATGGATGAGCTTGCCGGAGGTTTGAGGTTCACAGAAAATGAGCTTGCAGTCATAGCGGGCAAGCCAGGTTGTGAGGCTGGCCACCATGGCGACAGGGGACATTTTGCTGCGGTATGTACCGGCGTAAAGCATTTCCCAGGTGGTGCGCTCAACAAGCAGATAGGTACGGGCACCGGCTGCTTTGGCGCGTTCAAATTCACGGGTAAAGCGATCACGCTGGGAGGTAAAGCAATTTGCGATTTCGTCGCTGGACATCTTCCGTTCGATCACGACGATATTTTCCAGGCTGTAGGGAACGCCGGTGGGCAAGATGACCTTGGCAGAATAATCGCCAAAATTGAGCTTTTGCCGTTCGACTGGGCAACCCATTTGCTGAATGCGCTGAGTGAGCGCCGAGGTTTCGTGCTCACGGGTATCGATCAGGATAGTAAAAGTTTCAAGGGCGGATTTAACAAAGACTGGTTCGATAACATCACCCCCTAGGATATGAACCACCAGAACAAGCTGAAAACGATGGCTGTGAGATAGAGTTTGTACCAGGCATCACGAGATAAAAAAAACCGATTGTTATTGGTCGAGGGCTTTGAACAGCCCCACCGGCCAGGCGAGAATGAGGTTGAAGGGATAGATGAGTTCAAACTGGGAGGGGAAGAAGCCGCGGAAATCAAAGTGGGCGTATCACCAGGCATCGAACTCTTGGTGACGTTACCGAAAATAGTGGTAATAACACTGATGGCAGTATTGAGAACCGCCATAACCAGAAAAAAATTAACGTACATGGCTGTATTTATAAAGAAAAGTGTTGAAATCCGTTGTTGACTGAACCCAGCCGGCATCGGTGCGGGACCACTTGCCCTCCTGCTTGGTGCCAAGAACCTTGATGATGTCGCCTTTAGCGATGGGGTTTTGATCCATGGTGGAGGGACGGATTTTGAAATTAACGGTTTGACCGGTTGCAAGCTGGTACAGTGCGATGGTCTTGTTTTTATATTTGCCGTCAATAGAGAGAATGTAGTGGTAGGTGGAAGCGAGAGAGGGGTTTTGGTATTGGAGGTAGCCAAGATTATCCATCTCGTACTGAAGAATATCGCTGACCGGAGTGATGATTTCTGAGGTTTCTTTGGCGCAGTGACGGACAATGCCGAGCCAGTCCACGTTGATGTATTTCTTTTCAGTTTCTTTCTCACATAAGGTGAGCATTGCATCATGGTCAATGAACGGGTCAACGGTTGCTTTGGAGAGCTGAATGGAGTCACTGTACTTATCGAACAATTCAACCTGGGCTTTGAGCTGGTTGGGGTTGCCGAACTCGTGGAAAAAATCAAGTTCAATCAGGATTTGAAGCTGGCGGGAATTGACCGAGGTTTTATGCTTGATATCTTGCAGGAGGCTGATAAAATCAGCGTAAGTGTTATCCCGCAGAGCATAAAGTTCACGGCCAATGCGCTTGTTGAGGTATTTGATGGAAGCCATGCCTTTATAGATGGCACGATTGGCAACATCCGGGGTGTATTGATCCAGCGAGTGACGGAAGCGGATGGGCATGATTTTGATGCCGCGCTGTGCTGCCAGAGCTGTGCCGGCAAGGATTTTCTTTTGGTTGTCCGCGGTGTTGAGCAGAGCGGTAACGAATTCAACAGGGTGGTAATAACGATAGTAGGCGCAGTAATAGGTAAGGATGGAGTAGCCAGTAGCATGATTCAGACCAAACTGGTAGTTGCTACTGTCTTGAAGAATTTGAAGAAATGCTTTGGCTTCTTGCTCTGCCTGAGCGCGAGAACTGGAAGCGTGAGCACAGTAACCTTCCAGAATATGGGGGAGAGCTTCCTTAATAGCATTTTCATCTTTGTGACCGATAGCGCGGCGAACAGAATCAGCATCACCACCGGACATGCCGCAGATTTGCTGCAGGAAGGAAATAGATTGTTCCTGAAAAATCAGCCAGCCGAGCGTGTCCTCAAGTAAGTTGTCAATCTCTTTGGAGGGGTTCTGGCCGCGTTCATGGCGGAAGAGCTTGTCCCGATATGATGCGCCGCCAGGGCGGATAGCAGCGGTTACAATGCTGAGATCCTTGATGGAGTGGACATCGTATTTTTTTAAGGATTCAAAGGCGAAATCTTCCACGAACTGGAACAGACCATAGGGACTGGTTTTCATATCCGCCCAGACGGCAGGGTCATCAAAGTTGATCTGCCAGGTATGAGGGTAGGGGATATGGGCGAGCTTACAGGTTTCATCGAGCTGGGCGATTGTTGACAAACCGAGGATATCGTATTTGGCCAGACCCACAGCATGAGAGGCGTCCATATCCAGCGCAAGAACTTGCAGGCCGTCTTTATCACGGAAGACACTGTAACGGTCATAAAGATCAATAGGGGCGATGATAACACCGGCCGGGTGATGAGAAAGAGAAACTACTGTGTCCTTGATGCCATCAAAGTAATAGAAAAGATCAGGATAATTCGTTCTGCAGGTTTCGGGATCGGCATCGTATTCGTCTTTGATTTGAGCGATACGATCGAGCGACCATGGGTTAAATTCTTTAGAGCTGGTGGGATTGGCTTTCTGCCAGCGTTTGGCGAGGGCACGGCCAATTTCATCAATCGTACCTTTGTCGGATACAGTACCGAGAGCCAGTACATAGGCGCATTTGCGTTGGCCAAAGGATTCAAAGATGTGGTCATAAATCAGGGGGCGGTAAGCATCAGGAGTATCAATGTCCACGTCACCAATTTCGACACGGTTTTCATTACAGAAGCGGGAGAAGACGAGGTTCCAGCGAACGGGGTCAACGTCGATGATGTCTGTAACAAAAGCCGCACGGGAACCAGCCACAGAACCACGGCTGGGACCAATGGGGATATTCTTTTCATGTTTGGCCCAGATCATAAGGTCTGACATCGACAGCATGAAACCCAGCATGTTTACCTTTTTGAAAACAGCCAGCTCTTCCTCGATATCTTTGCGGAAAGCAGCGACTTCATTTTGGGGAATGATGCCATTTTGGATCTTATCTTCCAGCATGGTGTGGGTGCGCTCGATGTAGGCTTTAGCATCGGACTCCACAGAGCCGGTCAAAATAGGGTAACGGGCTTTGGTATTGAGCTTGAAACTCTTGGTGGAGTCAGCCAGACAGTTGGTATTTTCAATCGCTTGCATCCAGACTTCACGCGGCAAGGAATCCTGCTGCTCAAAGGCCGCAACCAGCTGCTCGTAAGTTTTGAAGGTAAGGTCGAACTCATCTTCGCCAGTAAACTCAATACCTTTACCTTCCATGAGAACTTTGCGACACTCGGCTTTGTATGTGGTGGAGCTATGGGTATCGGTGGCCGCGATGAGGGGCTTGTGATACTTTTGAGACAGCTCATAGAGGTACTGGTTGAATTCGATCTGCTCTTTACAGTTATGGTATTGAATCTCCAGAAAGTCGTAGCGTTGAATCAGCTGCTCATAACGGGCGGGGTCAAAATCCTCAACGTCCGCGGTGTAGCGGCGCAGGGGACTGGCGAGGCAGGCGGAGGTTGCGATGACGTTATCCGACAGGTGATAAAATTCATCGAAGGTGACACGAGGTTTGTAATACTTATGATCTTCCTGATTGGAAAGACTGATAAGGTTATTGATCTCCATAACACCTTTGGTGTTGCGGGCGATCAGAACCGTGTGGTAGTTATCGCGCAGCTTATGAGGCTTATCTTCTCCGGGAGATTGGTGAGTAAGGCGGTCGGTAAGATAACATTCAACGCCGAAGATGTACTTGAGGCCGGCTTTTTCTGCTGCCTGCTTTTTAGCTGTCCAGTTCAGCAGGGTGCCGTGGTTGGAGGAACCAAGGGCGGTCATGCCGCTTTGAACGGCCAGGTTAATGTAATCCTGATATTTGGTGCAGGAATCAAGAACAGAGCCTTCATCATCGTGAAGGTGATAGCAGAGGTAGTTATTTGTCATGAAGCAAGCACCTCTGTGTTTTCTTGATATGCCCAGGGGATTTTGTGCTGAATAATATCGAGATTGTGTGGGAGGTTTTGAAGGATAAGATCGTCCAGTAGTTTAGAGGAGGGAGTATCAACAATAGCGTAACGAGGATCTTTATTGCGCCACATGGTAATGCCGAATTTATTTTTCAGAATAAAAATTAGCCGCTCAACCTCTTCGTCTGTAAGAACTCCTGTACATAAACTCCAGTTGGAATTATCACGGTATCCATCATCAAGAAAATATAGTGAAACACCAAGTCCTGAAAGTAAGTTGATGATATCAAGCTTTGACATGTCACGAATTTCTGCTAGTTCATCCAGAACACGGCTCGACAACCGGTAGGAAGCTTGGCATTGATAATCTTTGCCGTTAAGCGTTTTGATTTTGGCAGGTGTATACTTGGGGAGCGTAGAACAGATCGTTGGAAGTTTAGAGAACTTCCAGAACAAATAGTTCTTCTGGTTCTCTGCGTGTGTTTCAGTATAAAGGGGCTGATCTCCTTTGGTGATATGTCCGTCCCCTAGCCGACCCGCCATTACGATTTCACGCTCAGTAGGTTTAAGTTTTGCGTAATGGCGATAGGTGTGCATGTTATATCCATAGACATCCGCGCACCATTTCTGGATGACACGCTTGCTACAATGAGCTTCTGTTGCCATCTCGTCGAAGGTTTTCTGTTGGTTGATATAGCGATCAAAGCACCAATCCTTATCTTTATAGATAGCGGCCATTCGGCTATCGTGTTTATCGAACACCTTGCGTTCGTACCCCATAAGGCAAACTTTGTTGTAGATGCCTTTTTCGCCATGATTTACAGCTTTTGCAATATCAGAAATAGAATCTCCGCGCTCATACATAAGCTTCAGCAAAGCTTCTTCATCTTTAGTCCAGTAACGTCCAAAAATTTTTATTCACCTCCTGTAATTTATTTCAAAAGCCTTGCGGGGGCGGGGAACGGGTTGTCATGGGCGGCTCCTTGGTTAGAACAAATCAGCTTCGGTTTTGGGCGGGTCTGCGATAAGGGCCTGGGCGTTATAATCCCGGATGGCGGGGCAGATTTTGCGGTAACTGCAAAGGTTATTGCAGAAGAAAGCGCTGTCCTTATCGACCTTGCGGGCAGGCCAGGGAGTGGTTTCATCCTGGGGCAGAGACTCATAGACATCGGCGACCTTGTTGATGTAATCAAGAGCTTCCTGCTTGAGTTCCGGGGTATAGGGGTAAGGCTCTACAAAAGGTTTGATGATGAACTGCTGGGCGACTGACATGGGAAACTTGGGACCGAGAAGATTCGTTTCTTTGAAGTCAAGCATGGCAAATTCAATCTCAGCTTCATCCATACCGGCATCGCGGCAGGCGGATTCGACCGCAGGGGCGATAGTATCGTAAATTTTGGAGCGATTGACGATGCGGATACACTGGGTTTTGTTGCGCGAACGGGATGTGGCGTACCAGGTGTAACGGATCTCGACATACTTGAGCATGATCCAGGCGAGATTTTTGACTGTATAACCGGCCTGTTCCAATGCCATAGCGTAGATCACAAGCTGGCGGCCATGCTCCAATAGGGTAGATGGGGCGAATCGTGTGCTCGTTTTCCAGTCGTAAACCGACACAGAGCCATCGGGTTCCAATTTCATCAGGTCAATGTAACCTTGAATGGCGCGGGTAGGACTGACGCGGTAGATAAGCAACTGTTCTGTTTTGAACTTGCCCCTAGGCGGGTAAAAGTTCTGGCAGAAGTGGGTCATATCCTTGATCCATTTTTCTTTGATTGAATCATTGCCGCGGAAGTCCTTAGGAAAGGTAAGGCCGAGGGTTTCACATTCATCCAGGGCATTATGTAGGGCAGGAAGAAGGTCGTCACAGGTTGCTTGCTGGTGAATCAACTGTTCCAGAACATCGTGCATAGAGCCACCTAACCGTGAATAAATACCGTCGATTCCTTCTTCATGTTTGATGTAGGAGTACCACGCCTGGAGTTGGCACTGCTCAATGGTGCCTAATTTGGAAAAACTGTATACATTTACGCCGGCATTGAAAAGTTCTTGCAGGCGGGGGTCTTTGGCGCGTTCGATTATAACCACCTCACTTTCGTTTGCAGGCAGGCGACATAGGCATCGCGGCCAAGGTCGGCGGGATTTTGTTTGCTGCCTGCGGGGATAATATCGTGGTCAGGGTCCCAGACATAGCCGACCCTGGTAGTTAGGATTAAATTGTTTTGGACAAGCTTAGCAGCTTCTTCCCGGATAGCGTCTTCTTCTAATCCTTCATCGAGAGCGAGAACAATAGTTTTGGGGCGAAGAGAAAAGATCATGCTGCGCTGGGCCTGAGAGACATGGCAGCCGCAGAGACCGAGCGAGATATGGGCACCGAATGATGCGCATTGCATAGGGGCTTTTTCTGATTCAAAAAGGACCACGTTCTGGGTTTCGATGATGCGCTGGTAATTTTGCTGCAGGGCGAACAGGGTTTTGCTGCGCGGGCAGCTGACGATGGGATACCAGCGGTCCTGATGGGGGCAGTTGGGGTCATTGGAGCGACCCATGATGCCGCAGAGCTGGCCATCAAAATTGCGCTCCGGGATGGTGATACGGTTGGAAAGAAAATCATAACCAACCTGAAATTTTTCCTGCGTTACATAATCAATGCCATCGCGGAAGAACATCTGGTTGTACTTGCCCAAGTATGGCTGCAACGTTTCCTCTGGGATGGGAGGCACGGAGTAATCCTCCGGCTGATCAGGGAGGAGCTTGCGGTAGAAGCCGCCGAAGGGATAGTGAACTTTGGCCGAGAAATCATTCTGGTCGAGATCCAGAACGGTGGTGACAAAGGTTAAGCTATCTGGGAAAGTGCAGTTCAGGCGCGACATGATGAGGGTGAAAAGATTGCCTTTGCCGTTGGTGGAAAAGCAATAAAACCGCAGGGAATCAACATCTAGAACAATGCTGGTAGGGTTGGTGCCGTCCGCCCGTGAAAAGCGGAACTGGGCTTTGGCTGAATTAAACGTAATGTTTTCATAGCCGAGGGTTTCGAGGATGGTGTAGATATCATCCGAGTGGCCGATCAGGCGTTGGGAGAGGAGTGCCGCGTTCATGGGCGCACCCCCTTTAACGGCCGATGGCTACATGGTCATTGCGGATGGTACAATAGCCGACCTCTTTCCAGTTGTTCCAGCTGAGGTTTGCTTCATACAAAAATTGCTGACCGTCTTCATCGTTACGGGTTTTATCGAGAAAGGCGACGATGTACTTTTTGGTTTTATCCAGCGTGATGGGGGTGGTGAATTTTTCCCAGGTGCCATCCGGTTTGCGGGTGCGGGTGTATGCGTGACAATCACATTTTTCGCCGGTGTATTCATCCTGCCAGAGTTCCCGAATATAAATCATTTCGGAAAAGACCTCTTTGATTTGTTTGCCGTTGGAAAGGGTGGAGGCATCGAGAAAGCGCTGGTTTTTCATGTAGAGAGCCAGCTGATAGGTACAGACGATGGAGACGTTTTCCCGACTGGCACACTGGAAAATTTTGCGCGAGGACTGCAAGAGCTGGCGATACATTTCCATATTGCCGCCGTCATCGTCCGACTTCATGGTGTCCCACAGGAACATCTGGTAGCCGAGTTTGGAATATTTGCGAACCGACTTGATGACGCGGGAGGTGTCGTTATCGAACATTTTGATGAAGCGGATGGAAGAGTATTTCTTTTGGCTGATGGCTGCCGCTTTAAGCAGCATTTCTTTTTGTTCATCCGTGAACTTACCGACCTTGAGATGCTTGCGAGTCATTTTCCAGTAGCCGAGATCATTGGTGAGGATATGGATGGTGAGCAGCTGTTTGTAGGCACGGACCTGCATTTCGTTTGAAATGATGCAGCACTTGACACCGGATTCGGTTAAAGGCAGAATCATATTTTCAAACACGAAAGAGGTTTTGCCGGTGCCGGAGAAGCCGCCCAGCATGTAAAGATCACCAAGAGGGAGGCCAAGAGTGGCCCAGTTGAGGCGGGGGCAGTTTTTACCGTAATTCAGACCGACCGTTTCGCCCTTATCCAGCTCTGTGATATACGATTCATCAAAAGCAACGGATTCGACTTTCATATCGCGGGTAGAGTTCATGCTGATGGTGTTGAGCTGATAGTCGAAAAAATCGTAGACTTGGGAGTTGGACATGGAATCAAAGCGGGAGGTATCCTGGAAAGTTTTGAAAAACTGCTCGCAGAGATCAGAGAGGGTGTTGAGCTTGGAGATGCGGTCAAAGTAGGCTTCGACGTTATCAACATCCACAAGGGATTTGAGCTTTTCAACTTCCGGGTAGCCGCCATAGGCCGAGAAGACTTTGCGGGTATCGGCTTTATCCGAAAGGTAAGTATCGACCGAAATGCTATCGAAATTGCGGAAACCGGAATCATACATGCCGCGGCCAAGCTGGTAGTAGAAGAGGGCATCTTTGGTTTTGATGGTTAAATCATTGCCGAAGTTGACTTGATCGTACTCGCCAAACAAAACCGGTTCTTTCCAGAGGCAGAAAACAAAAGAGGCTTCGTCTTGAGCGCGGGAGGTATTGATTTTATCAAGACAGGTTTGGAGTTCGATATTTAATCACCGCCTTCCAGAAAATCTGTGATATCTTTGGGCTGAGCAGCGGAAGTGAAATCCTGCGGGGGCGGAGCCTGTTGGGGTGCAGCCTGACGGGATTCAAATTCTTGCTGGGATTTGAGGCGGCGGGCAACATCGTTGATATTGTTGGTAAGGATGGCCATGAGGTAGGATGCTTTTTGATAGTCCGAACCGAAAGAGCGGGAAGCCAGAGCGTATTCAATTTTGGACTGGCATTCCTCCATGGTGGCAAGGACAGCGGCATAGCCGTAATGCTTGAATTGCATGAGGCCGCGGGTGATGACCGTTGGGAAAACATCGCCCGGCTCATAGCCCATATAGGAGGCCATGCGGGTAACGACCTGACGGTAAAAATCAGATTCCTGCTTTTTTTGCTCATACAGCTCTTTGGTTTGATAATAAAAACCATCCGGGGCCTTGAAATAATCCAGCGAATTGCCATAGATGCCGGTGGCGTGACAGATGACGCGGCGGCCTTTACGGACTTTGGGTGCTGCCATATTTGACACCACCTTTACGCTGCGAAGAGGTCAGCGATCTGGCGCAGGGTTGCAGCCGGGATGTTGGGGGAGGAGAACTTGGGTTCACCGGTGGCGGCCAACAGCTCCTTGGCTTTGGCTTTGATTTCATCCGAGGCGTTGGAGAAGCCATTGACGATGGTGTTGTAATATTCATCACGGTGAGATTCGTCCTGTTCGGCCTGCTTTTCGGCTTCCTCTTTTTTGCG